CGGAGGTTTCAGCGCATCCTTCTCCCTCTTTTTAATCACATTTCCTTCGTTGTCAATAATCTTTTCCTCGATCAACTGCCCAATTACAGAAAGTGCTCCCTCCGCCTGCCCCAGATAAACCTCAGGATCAACTCCATACTTCGAGGCTATTTGCTTCAGCTTACTGACCACCTCTGCATGAGCACCAACTTGCTTTTGCTGTTCCAAAATCCCTTTAATATCCTCAGCCTTATACTCTTTCCCCTCAACTACGATGACCTCTCCAGAACCGCCATTTCCACCCTTTCCATCCTGACCGTTCCGAGCTCCATCATTTTCTCCCATTTTCAGTCTCCTTTCTTACCCGTCTCCTTTTGTTCATCATTTGAACCTTTCGAGTTTTCTTCCGGAATTTTCTGGAAGAACCCCTCCAGTCCACCCTCAGCCGCCGAAAAGCCAAGAAGCCTCTCCATCATCTCGAGAAACTCCGCTCGATAGTTGCTCGAAAGAAACCTAGCAGCGTTGCCCTCGAAATACTCTAGTGGCTTCGCCCCTTTCGAGAGAATTTCCTCACAAGCTCTCCAGGCCTTTTCGCAAACAATCAGCGCGCGAACAATTCGATTCCACTCGATGGAGAGTTTCCTAAGATCCTTCAGAATGTTCTCATCCAATGTTTACCCACCTCCTTTTCTCATCTTCTCCATAAGTGCCATCTCTCGCATCTGGGCTTCTCTCTGCTTAGCCAGAAAAGCTGAGTGCTGAGAACAATGGTTAATAAAAACTGCTTCGAGTGCCGCAAAAGCCCTCGGGTTAGAAAGCTTCAGCTTCTGGTACTCCGGCTGTTTTCTCTGCTTGTTGTGTTCCTGCAAGTGCAGCTGGTGATTATCATACTGGTTGACCAGCAACCTAATCCCAGTCTGCGAGAGCATCGCTTTGTTCTCCATTCGAGCATTCTGCCGATCCAGATGCCCTTCGGAGAAAATATCCTGAAGATCCTCAGGAACTTCATCCAGCATCTTCAGCACCCGCTCTCTCGTCTCCTCCTCCTGAGGATTCCCATACAGTCCCTCTTTGTAATTCTCCTTGATCCGGGCCTGTCTAGCAAGCTTGCTGTCCGGAATCGAGCTATCAGGCGTCACATAGACATCAGTGTTGTTCCTCAAATCCGCGCCCTTGAAGCTGAAGACCTCAAATTCATTGTTACTCCCGGTGATGGAGATCATTCTCTCTTCTTTATATCCTTTCTGAATCCTCCTAAGCACCCGCTTCATTACAACCGAGAGACTCTCCTCAAAGAGCGCATGGGTAGGAATATTCCCATGATCATCTTGCTCCAGCAAAAGCTGGACCATCTCCCCACTTCGGAGATCACTTCGATTCGTTCCCTGGGTTACTTCGTGCTGATGATACAGTTCCATCAATCCCTGGGCAACAAGTGCCAGCGCACTCTTGTAGGTCTCCGGTAAGCCCTTAACGGTCATCATCTCAGGTTTGTGCCCCAGCACTGGATTGTAGAGAATCCTCTGCCCGTGAGTGTCATCTGGCAAGACCTCGACCTTAGCATTCCTAGGAATAAGCCATTTCCCTCTAGCCATCACCCGGTTAAACTCAGCAATGTCACTAAGCGTCCTGTTGTGGATTTTCTGCAACCAAATCGCCGCTGCTGTGGTCGCCATTCCCCAGAACACCCCAGGGATCTCCAGGTCCTTGAACTGCTCCAGATGATACTCATCAAACGGATAGTCGTCTTTAGCCAAGACCACCCCATGGGCTCCAGCTAAGTACAGTCCTCTCGGAAACCCCTCGGTAGGCTTTATGTACAGCTCCCTTAGCACCGCGCCCTCTTCTGCTCTATGCGCACTCGAAGAGGTCACTCCGAGCAAATTCGTCAGCCCAAACGGAACGGTCGAAGTAGCCTCTGGCAGAACCTCCTTCCCTCTCTTGTAGTTATCCCGGAACCAGCTAATGTGCTTAAACCTAACCTTCATAACCCAGGGCAGATCCCTCATCTCCACTTGCCCCGGACCGCCCGAGGGCACCAGAACCTCAAAGGGACTAAGCACTCCTACATCAGCATCGCCCAGATACTCCGCCTCCCCTGTCTCCGGATTGATCCGAATCGGTCCCAGCCGAGGGTTCCACCGATCGTCCAGAAAGGCATTTCCACAACTGTAGATCCATCCAGCAAGCTCTCGAATCTTTTTTCTCATCTGGTTATTTCGCCACCAGCACTTCAGGACCTTATCCCCAGTCTTAGCGCTCTTTATATCATCCTGGCTAGAGCTCGCCGGTATCACACTGACCTTGGGGTTCGAGCGAATCAGTCTGCTCACCTGCTTCTGATACCTCGGCAGAATCTTATTATCCACTACCCTCAGACGGCCCTTCCGCTGCTTTAGAACATTCAGCTGCCTACTCGCAGTATTGTAATACGAATACTGTCGTCCCGATAAAAACGCCAGGTTGATCAACCACTGTCTCTCGAACGGTTGACGGAGCTCCAGACCTTCCTGATACCTCTTGTCCATCTCCGGCCAGAGCTCATCCATTCGATTTTCTCGAGTCTTTTTCAGCAAATCCTTTACTGTCTGTTTCACTCTAGCCCTCCACCCTTCTCTATTCTTCCCAAGGAAGTTTTCCCGGATAACGCTCAAGATTAATCCTATTAGTCTGTATTGCCTGTCGGTCAAGAAGATCCATAGTCAATTTATGCAGATCTCCCCAATCTTCAGCCTCGAGAATATCCGCATATTTCACTACTGGCTTTCTTGTGTGCTGATACATAAATGCCCATTCTTCAGGAGTAACTTTAGGAACAAGTCCCTCCATTGCCTTATAAGCCTTATACCGTCCAAAAAGCAGCTGCATAGCCCTAGCCTGAAGTTCCTTAGGACTATAAAGGTCATAAAAAGCGTCTTCAGGAGAAACCTCACCAAAATCATATTGCCTAGCCTTCCGCTTTAGCATTATATTGTCAAGGCTTAGCTTATTGTCAGCAATATTCTGCCAATGATGAGTAAGTTCGTGAGCTAAAGTAGGCTGAACAAAAATATTCTCAACATTCTGCTCTATTCTCTTCTCAAGAGGAAAATACCTGGCGATAGACGACCTGTTCTTTGGAGCAACAACGGCCTTAAGTCCACGAAGATCTCTATAGGCATTTTCCGGTATCGACTCAGCTTCTCTAATCCAAGACTTAACCAAGGGTTCAGGAACTCCAAGTCTTCTCAAACTTAGCTGGCCCTGTCCTAGCCTTGTCTCCTTTTCCCCTAAATCTCCAGCAATTGCTAAGGGTTTAAAGCCTCTTCTTAGCTTCGGCATCTCCAGCTCATCATACCGACCCTTCAAGAGCTTTCCCAAAAACTTCTGAGACTCCGGGCGAACATCAGGGAACCAAGGCCCCGAGCGCAGCACAGGTCCTACATCAACTCCACCAAAAGCTCCAATCTTCTCTTTTCCTCCCAGATAACCCGTGCGGATCATCTTGAGAAAATCAAGATACTTTGCTCCAGCTGGACTGTTGTAGACAACTCCCCGCAATCCCGGAGTTTGTTCAACAAGATTCTTTAGCTGTTCAGCAAAAGCCTTAGTGCTAAAAGGTTCCTTAGCTACTTTATATCCCGTAGTTTGATGATAAGGAGGATCGAGGAAAAGAAAATCCTTCTTTCCTGTTCCTTTTACAGCCTGCTTCCAATCAGGATAAATTCTTGCTTCTGTTTCATTCAAGGCTCTTGATAGGCTATCAATTCTTTCCTCCAGACCCTTTTTCGTAAGTAAAGGAATCCTTTTATCCACGGAAAATCTTGGAATGTCTGTAGGACGAAACCTATAGTCTCGAGAAAACTGACCTAGTGCTACGTCCAAACCAGCTTTAACGGCTCCAGATCTATGGCTCCTAGATTCTTCCAAAACCTCTAAAAGAGCTTTATAGCGTTTATCCTTTGGAAGTTCCATTATTTTAGCTATTGTCTCATTTGCTTGAATCTTGACTTTCTCTGGGTTGCGGGCAATAGACCTAAAAATGTTCCGAAGACCCGAAGTTCTTTCGGCTAAAACCGCTTTTCCTGCGATTTTTTTGTGCTCAAACAATCGGCGAAAAACAGCACCGGAACCCAGAAAAGGCTCTCGGTAAACGCCTTTTATCGGCTCGAGCTTTTTAACTAAGCCCTCAGCCTGGCGCGCCTTTTTTCCTGGATAAGCAATAATTCCTTTCGGAGTAGCCTTCGAAACCCCTTCTCCAAGACTACCGAGGGCCTGGCCCAAAAACACCTCCGCAAGATCCTTTGTCAAGAACTTTTGTCCCACAGCCCTTTGTCTCGGATCACTACTCAGCGAGAACTTCAAGGCCTTGGGAAACTCCTTTGCAAGCTCCTTAGTCGCTTCAACGGTCCTAGTAGCCATCAAGGCAGTTTCCCACAGAGGAATCATGGCAATCAGGCTAAGCTCCTTAAACCACTCTGGAGCCTTCTTCTCCTTTTTCCCTTTGCCAAGAAAAACCTCTCGCATCATCCGATGCCAGTCAGAATTTAATGAAGGAGATCTCATCTCCCAAACCTCCATTTGTTCAACGCACGAACCTTTTAGCTTTCAACCGAAAAAGCCTCGCCAGCAAGGTCCTCATTCTCCTCAAGAGAAACCTCAGGAATAGTGCCAACTGGAACCTCAGGGAGAGTAAAGGTCTTTAGCTCCGGAAGGTCCCTTGCAAGAAATCGATCCATGAGCTCTTTGTTCTGTTCCTCTAGCCTCCGGATGATTCCCTCGTAGAACCCAACCAACTTCTCCTGGGCTTCGAGTGCCTTGGCCAGCCTGTCCAGTTTTTCCTCTATCCTCTTGAGTCGACCCATCTCTAGTCTCCTTTCTCTTAGAAATCTACGGCCAGGAGCTCCTGCTCCATTCTCATCTGTTCTAGCGAGGCCAGGCACCTCTCCTCAATTGTAACTGGTCCAACCTCCTCCGGTGGAAGCCGAAAGTCCTCGGGATTGGCCCTCAGGTGCTTGAGCTTCTCGAGCTCCAGTTCTCTGTCCATATCCCTTCGAGCAATCTCCAGATCAAGCGGGGCTAACTGATCAATCTGAAGTGCAATCCCAAAGGCCATTACCATATCATCGTGAGCTCCGCTCTTTGCTTGAGGCTTCCCGGTCTTGCTCCGCACGAATGTAAGCATTTCTCCAACAAGACGGTGGCTATTGAGCTTTCCAAAACGATGAATCAGATACTCCTTTATCCCGGCTATAAGCTCTCTTCGAGATACCTGGTCCGTCCGCCAGCCCTTTTTGTACGACACTCCTCCCTTGACAACATCGTAACGGGGCATCAAAAAGAGATTTGTCATACCCATCGTCAGACAAAGGTCAAACGTCGCCAGTCCCGATCCGTTCGTCTCTATCCCTACCCAGGGAGCCTCGGCACTGTCCTCACTTGGACTGTAAAGCCTGGCGATAGAGGCGATCACACTCGCTGCGAGGATTTCATCCAACTGGCTCCAATAGACCGCATCAACATTTTTAGTAATCCGATTGAACACAATCGCTACCAGATAGTCTCCATCCTCTGTACCCTCGACTGTGTCAAGCGAGCAAACATACCGATGCTCTGGGCGAAATGGCTCATAGACAACTAGATGTCCTTCAAGGTCCTGAGGCCGCTCATCTAGCTTCGTGCATCCAATCTCCTTTAGCCCTACCCGATAGAACTCTTTCGGCTCATCCTTCACAGAAAGATAATAGATCAGGCTCTCTCCAGCTTTCCCTTTAAAGATCGGATTCCCACTGCCCAGGTAGTTAATGTCCAGTTCCTGAGCAATCTCCTCAGATGACCTTCTCTCACACTCCTTTTCATACCACGGACTCCCAAGGGTTACTTCTGGTTCCCAGCCCTCAGCCCGCTCGCTCTCCTCGACCCAGTTTCTTGGAGGCCACTTGCAGTAGACTCCTCGGCCCTTCTCAGGATGCAGGCTCCAGTGCAGTCGAATTTTCTTAGTCTTTCCATCTGTGATGAGCTCGTAGTACTTTCCACTAGCTCCGAAAGGCGTACTAACTGCGATTCTACAGGGAGATGCATCACCCGCAGCCGTCCAGGCACTCGTATCCGTGCTTTCCCACTTAGCAAACTCATCAAACAGAATTCCTGCGTAGCGACCGCCAGTCGAGAAATTGGCGTTATTACTCTCTCCTCCGATAATCGCCCCAGTTTCAGGATTGATCAACCTCATGTAGTTATCATGCTTCCCCTTCTTGAACCCCTCCGGCCTGAGCCACACCGGTAGCCGATAGAGTGCATAGCGCGCTTTCTCCATGAGGGTCCTCATGTCCCCTCGCTTATCGACATAGTCTTCAATCCTGGAGCCCAGAAGGAAATCCGCACCGCCCTCAGGGTCAAGCCACTCATGCAGAAAGACGAGAATAACCATCCAGCTAACGCCCATGTCCCTGCTCTTTTCTAGAACAACATCCTCCCCGGAGCGAATAGCCTCCCTCAGGGCCTTTATCGTCCCATCCTGGTAGTCCCAAGTAATAAACGGCAGGTTGTGCAACGGTCGCTTCCGAGGATCATACGTGTAGAAAAAGGCATTGAAGGCAAAGAGAATGTCCCGGTGAAACAGCTCCTTCATCTGAAGCCGGAACCTCTGGTCCCATCGAGCCCTCCGGAGTGTTTCTGTGCGCCACTCCAGGTTCGTTCTCCTATCCTTCAATACCTTTTCCCAGTCCACTCTACTCAAAGCCTCCCAGGGCTTGTTGAACAACCTCTTGCAGATCGATGTCCTTGTAAATGTCCCGGAGGGAATGCCCTTGCTCTGGAGCGTTTTCCCAGGCACTAACTGCTTTCTTTTGCGGCCAATAGCCTAAGGTCCACGTGGGCTTTAGCCTCTCGCTCACTACCCCTCGATGAAAGGGTCTCTTGTCCAGCAAAAGTGCCCTCTCAGGATCGAAAAGCTTCAGCTCGAACTCCTCGAACCTCTTTGGATGGTACAGCAGGCCCTGGAAGCCTCGACGCCGAAGATTTCCTGTAAGAGCCTCGTTAAATGACTGGTAGGTCACGCCTCCAGGAGGCCGAAGCTTCTCGATCTGGTCCCATAGCTTCCTTCTACCTACCCCTGCGGCGCTAACAAGAACTTCTTTGCCCCTCTCGGTGGGCCACATTTTATGAGCTCTTTGAACTGCTCCTTCAAGAGCATCTTCATAGGCTCCCCGCAGAATCTCCTGTGCCCACTCAGTCCCTTTGCCTTTCCAGGCCGGGAGAATAACCTTCTCCGGAGCTGTTCCGTAGCGCAGACCAAGACGGGCTACAGGCCACGCAGAAGCCTTTTGCGTCGCCAGAAATTTCGTATAGCCTTTAGCCAAGGAATTCATCATAGCTACTTCGTCAGGCGTTTTCGCTAAGTGCAGAAAATCCTTATAAGTATTCCAAAGAGCTTGAGCTTCAGGAAAAGGCTGGCTTTTGCCTGTAACAGCTAGCCCATAGAGTCTATCATTTAGTTCTCTAAGAGCGTTTGTAGTCAACCTTTTTGGATCAGGATAGAGCAAAGTATTCGCTCTTCTCATCCACTCTTGAGCCTTCTCCGGCGTCTTGGCGAAATGCCTTTCAAAGAGCTCCGGTGTTTTCGTAACAGACAGCCCTATCGGTTCTCCAAAGTTACCACTCCTCAACCGTGCCTGGGCAAACGTCTCCCCGAGCTTTGGATACGTCCTTCTTCCGTGGAACCACACCCCTCGGAGGATCTTCGAGAACCAAGGGTTATCGGTCACAAATTTAGCTTGGGCATAATTATCTATTCCATAGATCTTTCGGGCAGTATCAATATTCTCAGCTCGAGCTCTAACTCTAGCTCCAAACGTATCTTCTTGTGGAATTTTTACCTTTAGCCACGGCCCTCTGGCCTTGATTTCATCCCGCATAATAGCTCTTACTGCCGCCGCTCTAGGTCCTCGGATCATTCCCGCTGAGGGCGAAGCCGCAAAGAAAAGATCTCGAAGAGCTTCCCCTGAAGATCGCCTTGCTCTCTTGGGCACCGGAGCGCCGAGAGCTCGGGCAAGCTGCACCCCGAGACTTTCATTTCCCGCGGCTGCGAGCAGTTCCCCGAGCTTCTTTCCGGAGCCCTCTCGTAGAAAAACCCTTTCTCCTCTCTGGGGCGGTTGAAACCAGCTCCAGGAGCTATTTCCTTTTCTTCGAGCCACTTCGTGCTCCCCTTGCTTTCTTCCTCTTCACTTCTCCAGCGATGGCCTTTCCGCCTCCAGAAGGAAAACACAGATGAATATATTTCCTTCCTCCGAGTTTCTTGGTCCGAACTCGACCACCTTGACGAACACATTTAGTAAACTTCGGCGGCATTTTAGCACTCCTTCCTTCCCTCTCGCAATGTTCATTGTTTGAACAATTCGAGAAAGGGTTATCGTCCTCTACCCTTCCCCCTCTTCTAGAAGCATCGCGGCCTCCTTCGCCAGCTCTTCATCCGTCATCTTCTTGACCTCCTGGTGCAGGTGCTGATGCAGATGAAGTTCCTTCGGCGCCTCTCCTTTCGTCACTCCTGTCCGATCGAGGACATCGAAGGCCACTCGAGCCCGGGTCGTACTGGGCAAGCTCTCATTCCCCAAAACCTCGTCAATGACCTCCAGGGCCTTCGGCTGACGGAGTTTAAGCTCTTTCCTGGCGTCGAAGGCGGCGAACTCGTCGAGGGCCTCGAGCCTCTCGAGCTCGGCTTGGAACAGCGGGGAGGCGAACACTCTACTGACCTGCCCCGGTGTCATTCCCAGTGCTCGAGCAATCTCTCCTGGCCGCTTGCCCACCAGGGCCATTCTGGCCATAGCCTTGTGCCAGTAGCGAAGCTGTGCTATCTGTGGGCTTTTGCCCTCTGCCAGTCGTCCCATCTAGATCCCTTTTGACCTCCTCTTTTTCTCCCTCCTTACCATCCATTATACCACCCTCTCGGGCGATGTCCATTGTCATCCATGGCTAGTGCCCTTTCCCTTTCTCCTCACTTTTCCTTTCTCTCCTCCTTTCCCTTCTCTCTCCTCCTCTCTCCTTTCTCCTCCTTTCCTCTAAACGAGCTGGGAGGTTGAATTTAGAGGTGTGTAATTTTGGTGCTGCCTTCCCCCGGCGGCGGCGAGGCAAAACCCCCCAGGCCAGGTTCAATATCTTGTACCATTTCTTCAGTGTTTTGCCAGCATTCAACCCAATTAAACCCAATTAAACTAAGCAGGTTCAAAATATTGTACCGAGGGTGCAAAATATTGTACCGAAATGAATCGTCATTCATTCTAACCGTCCGATTTCATTCAATTTTTTCTTCCAAATTGTTTGGCACATGGATTGCTACATTATAAGGGCAACGCCGGGCGAACAATCGTCCGACCAGTTCTTTGACAATCGAATATGGGAAGGGCGTACAAAGGAGACCAATATGTCCGAAGAGACCAAAGAAAAGAAAGTCGAAAAGATTTACATCGACCTGCCTGTTTTTCCCGAGTTCACGGGCGACCGTGTCCTGCGTCGGATCAAGATCAATAAGGAGCATGGCTTTGAATGCCGTCTCCCTGTTCCGTCAACCGTCGAAGAAGTCGCTTCCATGTACGACGTGCCGGCAGATGAAGTCTTGGCTATCGCTGTGAAACAGATCTCTTACGCACGGGATACCGAGCTTGCAAAGACCATCAAGAATGACGTCGACAATGGCGTTGATTTTAACGCAATCGAGGATGTTTCCAGCTATGCCGGTATTTTCGAGGGCGATCTTGCAAAAGCACCGGAACGTAAGGTTTCCGAGAAAACCGCTGCAAAGAAGGAAAAGATGAAAATTGCGGACAAGACCAAGGCACTGATGAACAAGTTCAATTTCTCCAGCATCGAAGAACTCGAAGCTGCCCTGGAAAACCTGTAACAGATAGCAACTAACCGCCCTTCCCATTCGATTGTCGCCAACAGAAAGGAAAAAGAAAAATGAAAAGAAAAGAAATAAAAACCAGAGTTAGGCACATCAAAGATATTGCGAATGATTATGAATATGCTCACGATGAAGAAGATCTTTTAGTATGGGACTTCGTTAAATACATAGCCAAAACGGGAACAAGAAACCAGCGAATCAAAGCCAAAATGGTTTTGGCGTCACATCGCCTGCCCTTCGCAAGATACTGTGCGTAATAAAACAAGATTTTATCCACCCAGCCCCCTCTGCTCACCCGGAGGGGTTTTCTTTTGCCCATTCTCCCTTCTCTCTCCAATTCAGCGGACCCATCCCATTCAGCGGATGTTCAAACATTGAACGAAAAGAGCCCGAAGGACCTTCGATCTCATCTCCTTTCTTCGATCTCCTTTCCTCCCTTCCAACTGGGGCCGGGGGCACCTCTCTATCGACAACCCTTTTCCCTCAAAGTGTTCATAATATGAACCAAAGGAGATCGGTTGCCCCAAGAGCTCCTCTTATTCACCAACATTCCGTTCCTCTACTCTGCTACCCTATTGTCCTTCCGCAATATCCTACATGCCACGGTAGGGTAGATCACTACCCCCGTGCGGGCGAAAAAATGGTCGCTAAAAGAAAAAGAAAAGGAGAAAAGAAAATGAAGAAAGAAGAAAGAAAAAGTTTTTCTGTTTTTTTTTTTTTTTTTTTTTTTTTTTTTTTTTTTTTTTTT